GGAGATTCTTCATCAGTTGCAAAAAGAGAAATTACATATTCAACTGAAGCCCTTGCGACTAAGAGTTATGCTAATAAAGTTGTTGCTAACTTAAATAAAGACGTTGAAATATCTGATATTATAATTTCAGTAGATAATGCATCTCAATTAACTGTAAATTCATATATAACATTAAATAATGAGACTTTGAAAGTAAAATCCATTAATGGAAATGATATTACTGTCTTTAGGGGATCTTATGGAACTTCAATTTCCCAACATGTTTCTGGAACTCAAATTAAATTGATAACAGACGCTGATAACGATCTTATTAAACCTGGAGATGATTTTGGATTTAGTGGAGCATTCTCGTAAGTATGAAAATGACAAAAAACTATGATAAGTTAAATGATGTATTTAATGTATCTTCGGAAATAGTTGAAGATTCTATTGAAATAACATCTTCTTCTATTCCAAAACAATTAGAACCTCCTATAGAATCTCAATCATTGAAAAATGATATTAAGAAAGATTATGAATATACTAGAGGTAATTTATATTCTATTATAGAAAAAGGTCAAGAAGCAATTAATGGAATCCTTGAGTTAGCACAAGAAACTGAGCAAGCAAGAGCTTATGAAGTTGCAGGTCAATTAATAAAAAATGTTGCTGATGCGACAGACAAGTTGATGGATCTACAGAAAAAATTAAAAGACATAGAAGAAACTAAACAGGCAAGTGGTCCAACAAATGTAACAAATGCACTTTTTGTTGGATCTACTGCTGAATTATCTAAATTATTAAAGGCGCAAAAACAAAAAGAAGAATAAATATTATTATCATTATTGAATGTTTCAATGGGTAAAAAGTTTAAATCTCACAAAACAGTTGAACAAATTGCAAAGAAGCATCGTTTAGATGTTTCTTTTATAGAAAAGCAACTTAAAATTGGAGAACCCATCGAGCACGAGCATACTCAAGATCATAATTTAGCAAGAGATATCGCTCTTCAGCATTTAGACGAAATTCCCGATTACTATACACGTTTAAAGAAAATGGAAGCATCTGCAAAGAAAGATCATAAAAAGTTTAAAGACGTAAAGGAAGATGTTTCAATTGAAGATATGTTTGGTAATACTTTTGCTGAAGTAATTGATTTAATTCAGGCAGAGAAACTCAAAGAATCTGATACAGTAAGAAAAGGTATCTTACCTTTTAAAAATACTCAAATAAAAAGATCTACTGGTGCTGGTGCGTTATCCCCAGAAGCGGCAGCAGAATTGGGAGACAGGGCAGTAGAATTAAGAAAGAAAAAATTAGCACAAACAGAACTTCCCAAAATTAAAAAAGAAGAGACTGAATCTCTTGTAGACAAGATTATTTCAGAAGAAGAGGAAATTTTAAATAATAAAACTTCTAAAATTTACGAAGCAACAAGACTTCAAGCAGAAACTGGAAATATCATTGCAGTAACTCTTTCTTGGAGAGGTAAGTATTATTCCATAAGAATGTTCTTCCCACAAACTAAACTTCCAAATAGAAGTGAGATTAATTTTGAAATTAATAAAATCTACCCTGGATCTAAGGTAATTCACCATTCAGTTTCTGAACTTCCAAGTGGAAATCCATTGATTAGAGTTGGATCTGGCAGTTATGCAAAACCAGGACCATCAAAAAATTATGTAAAACCTATGGGTGAAGAAACCGAAGCAAAATTTGCTACAAACCAGAAAGAAGAGGTTGAAATATCAGAAGCAAAAAAGTCTGAAATGAAGTGCAATTCGCCAAAAGCGGAAGCACACGGATCAGGTGAAACTGGAAAGTCTCACGTTGTTAAGGCTTGTGAAGGTGGCAAAGAAAAACTAATCCGTTTTGGACAACTTGGAGTTAAAGGTTCCCCAAAGAAAAAGGGAGAATCTAAGGCATACGCAAGTCGTCGTCATAGATTTCAAACAAGACACGCAAAAAATATTTCAAAAGGCAAAATGTCCGCAGCTTATTGGGCAAATAAAGTTAAGTGGTAAATTAAATTAAAATAAAATTATTATGGCTGAACATTATCTTGGTAATCCGCTTTTAAAAAAAGCAAATACCGCTATTGAATTTACACAAGATCAGATTATAGAATTTAATCTTTGTTTAGATGATCCGATTTACTTTGCAAAAAATTATATTCAAATTGTTACTCTTGATTATGGTTTGCAACCATTCAAACCATATAAATTTCAGGAAACGATGATTGAAAGATTTCATAATCATCGTTTTAATGTTTGTAAGTTACCTAGACAGTCTGGAAAATCCACAATTGTCGTTTCATATCTTTTACATTATGCTATTTTTAATGACAACGTAAATATCGCTATTCTTGCTAACAAGGCATCTACCGCAAAAGATCTCTTAGACCGCCTTCAGACGGCATATGAGAACCTCCCAAAGTGGTTACAGCAAGGTGTGATGACGTGGAACAAAGCATCTTTAGAACTTGAAAATGGTTCCAAAATTATTGCAGCATCTACATCAGCATCAGCAGTTCGTGGTGGATCATACAATATTATTTTCTTGGACGAATTTGCGTTCATTCCAAATCATATTGCGGACATGTTTTTTAGTTCCGTATATCCAACAATTTCTTCTGGTAAAAATACAAAAGTAATTATCGTTTCTACCCCTCACGGGATGAACCATTTTTATAAAATTTGGCACGATGCAGAAAGATCGAAAAATGAATATATTCCAACAGAGGTCCATTGGAGTGAAGTTCCAGGAAGGGATTTAAAGTGGAAAGAGCAAACAATTGCCAACACAAGTGAGCAGCAATTTAGAGTAGAATTCGAATGTGAATTTCTTGGTTCTGTTGATACTTTAATAAATCCAAGTAAATTGAGAACATTAGTATATGAGACAGCAAAAGTAAGTAATGCTGGATTGGATGTTTTCGAAGATCCACAAAAAGATAATACTTATGTAATAACAGTTGATGTTGCTAGAGGAGTAGAAAAAGATTACTCGGCATTTACTGTAATAAACGTATCACAATTTCCACATAAGTTAGTAGCAAAATATAGAAATAATCAAATAAAACCTATTCTATTTCCACAAGTAATTAAAGAAGTTGCCGTTTCATATAACAATGCTTATGTTTTATGTGAAGTAAATGATGTTGGAGATCAAGTAGCAGCAGGATTGCATTACGATTTAGAATACGCGAATGTTCTTATGTCTTCTATGAGGGGGAGAGCAGGACAAGTTTTGGGTCAAGGATTTTCTGGAAAGAAAGTTCAATTAGGAGTAAAAATGTCAAAATCAACAAAAAAAGTTGGTTGTTTAAATCTAAAGGCATTAATAGAAGATAGCAAATTGATATTTTCCGATTACGATATTATTAGTGAATTAACTACGTTTATTCAAAAAGGAGGATCATTTGAAGCAGAAGATGGTTGCAATGACGATTTAGTAATGTGCTTAGTAATGTATGCTTGGTTAATTCTTCAAGATTATTTTAAAGAATTGACAGATCAAGATATAAGAAAAAGATTGTATGATGAGCAACAAAATCAAGTAGAACAAGATATGACGCCATTTGGATTTATTACTGATGGTGTAAATACAAATTCATCTTTTGTAGATTCAAATGGAGATATCTGGCACGCAGATGAATATGGGGATATGGCATATATGTGGGAGTATATGTAATGGACGTAGATGATCAGTTTGAAGTAGAGCATTTATATCTCACGGAAAGAAAATGCAGAACTTGTGGGCAAATAAAAGATCTTATAGATGGGTTCTATAGAACTAGAAAAAATAAGTATCAATTGTCTTCATATTCATATGAATGCAAAACATGCTCTATAAAAAGAGTAATGGAATCGAGAAAGATAAAATATAAATTACCAAAATGGGAATATCCTGACTGGTAAGTTGTTCATGCACGGTTTTATCAAATGAAAATATATGTTTTAATAAATATTTTTTAGAGAAACTGAGACCTTAAGGAGAAAAACATGGCGACTCCTCAATTATCTCCTGGTGTACTTACTAGAGAGGTTGATTTAACAGTCGGAAGATCTGAAAATGTATTAGACAATATTGGTGGCATTGCTGGACCATTTTCAATTGGACCAATCGATGAAGCAATTGACATCACGACAGAACAAGATTTAATCAACGTTTTTGGTAAGCCAATTTCAACAGATGCACAATATGAATATTGGCTTAGTGCGTCATCATATCTTTCATATGGTGGAGTTCTTAAAGTTGTTAGAACGGATGGTTCAAGCTTAAGAAACTCAAATGCTGGTGTAGGTGTAGCAAATACATCAGTAAAAATAAAAAATTACGACGATTACAATTCCAATTTTTCTTCCGCTAACAATTTTAACTTTGCGGCGAAAACTCCTGGAACTTGGGCAAACGGATTAAAAATTTGCTTTATTGATGATCTTGGAGATCAAATTATTGGAATCGCTACTACCAGTTTATCTGGAATTGGAGTAACAGTTGGAAATGGACTATATTCCGATATTAGTGGAACATCAATTGCTCTTGATGGTTCAGTAACTACTTTTAATGGAAGACTTAATGCAATAATTACAGGAGTTTCAACTGATGCTGTAGATGGAAACAGTTCCGTCACAATTAAAATTGTATCTAGAACAACTGATGCTGGAATTACTTCTTCAATATCTTATGCAAGAGGTAATTCTGCAGCGTCATTTGAAGCAAATGATGGTGTAACTTTCGTTGGTTCTGGAACGACTGTACCAGTTTCAATAACTACAATTGAAGATTGGTATGATCAACAAACACTTGGATTGACAAATAGCGTCATTTATTGGAAGTCTATTGCTCCAAAACCATCTACAAATGGTTATGTTTTAAATAGATCTGGAAGAAATGATTCTCTCCATATTGCAGTAGTAGATGATTCTGGTTCAATCACTGGAATCAAAGGCAATATTTTAGAAAAGTATATAAATCTTTCAAAAGCATTTGATGCAATTTCTGAAGTAAATTCCCCACAAAAAATTTACTATAAGAATTTCCTCTCAAATTATTCTTCTTACATTTATGCTTGTGCGAATCCATCTTCTGCTGCAGATGCTTTTACTGGAACTGTTCCAAGACCAACTGGATTCTCTTCTGGATATACTAAATTATCAACTTCAGATGGTCTATGGGGTAAATCTTCTCAAGGAACAACGTTCAGCACAATTGGTAATGTAACTTACAATTTAACTGGTGGTTCAGATTATAATGCTAATGGTGGAATGCAAGCCACACTTGGCGATTTGATGACTTCATATAATTTATTTGCAAATAAAGATTCTCTGCAAGTTGATTATTTAATTTGCGGTCCTGGACTTACAAACGAATTTGATTCTCAAGCAAAAGCAAATAAACTGATTGCTATTGCAACGGGAAGAAAGGATTGTCTTGCTGTTGTTTCCCCACACAGAGCAAGTGTAGTTGATGTATTAAATGCGGATACTCAAACCAATAATATCATTAAGTTCTTTAGTCCAATTTCATCTTCATCATACGCAGTATTTGATTCTGGATATAAGTACATGTATGACAGATTCAATAATGCCTTTAGATACGTTCCTTGTAATGCCGATATTGCTGGACTGATGATGAGAGTTAATATCAACTCATATCCTTGGTTCTCTCCTGCTGGACAGCAAAGAGGTATTTTGAATAATGCAATAAAACTTGCATACAATCCAACAAAACCACAAAGAGATCAACTTTATACTCAGAGAATTAACCCAATTATTACTCAACCTGGACTTGGAATCCTTCTGTTTGGTGATAAAACTGGTCTTGGATATTCTTCAGCATTTGACAGAATTAACGTTCGTCGTCTTTTCCTTACTATTGAGCAAGCACTTGAAAGAGCAGCGCAAGCGCAGTTATTCGAATTCAATGATTCAATCACAAGATCAAACTTCGTAAA